TGCTGGAATACTGAACCTGAATCGCGTACAGCGTCTTGCTTCCATCTATGGCAGTTGCGGGGCCAATCGTCTTAGCGCGGCATCCTGGTGCGACCTCGCTTCCGTAAGCGTACCAAGTGCCAACCCTGATTCCGTAAGCGTTCATTACGGCTTGCAGTGCGGTTCGCGGGCCGTAGCTTGAGCTGGTTAGCTTCACGATAAAGTAACGCGTCGCCGTGTCCTCGTCTGCGGTCGAGGAAAAGGTCGGCGTTTTGTGCTCGTTGACTGAGACGACTGACATCTAAGCGGCCCTCAGTTTGTCGAGTTCGGTCTGTTGCTGTTTGAGTATTTCGTTCTGCTGCTTAATCATCCCGTTTAATTCAATCTGCCGCTTCCGGTCTTCGCGTCGCTCTTCGGGGCTAGCGAAGGTTGCGTCGATGGCTTTTTGTAACTCGGCTTGGCGTGCCTCTAGCTGTTCGATTTTTTCTTGCTGGTCAGCAATCACTCCCCTTTGCACGTCGCGTTTCCCTGCGCTCTTCTCGTCTGCTTCGCGTTGTATCTCTTCGTTGCGTTTCCTCTGGGCTTCTGCCTTCTTGTCGATGCGTGCCTGATGTTCTGGGTCAGCGATCTCTTTTCTTATTCTCTCCCGCTTCAGTGCGTTAAATTCGATTGCCCGCTCTTTCGATTTTATCTGCTTGTCGAGCTGGATTCGCTCTTGCAGTTTTCGTTCGCCGACGACGCCGCGCTGCCAGCCCTCGGTAGTTTTTCGGCGTGCGGTCTTTAAATGCTGGAGGTTTCGTTTTTGTACCTTGTCGAGTTCCTCCCACTGTTCCAAGTCTTCTTCGGTCATGTCTTGCAGTCGTGCCTTACGCATCTCCGGCTCGACTTCCTTCTTCGCGCCGACGTGCAAGATGCCGAGCCGCTGCGCCGTGTCGATTGCCTCTTGGAGGAATCTAATAATCAGAATCAACTCGGGTGCTAGTTTTTCTCCGAGCTTCTCGCCCAGGTCACTGAAGGAGTTCGACAATATCGCCATTTTGCCGGCGTACGTTCCCGCCGCTGCTGCGGCACTGCCGCCGAATTGCGTAGACAGTTCGCCGAGAATTAACTTCTGCGCGCCGAGCATATCGCCCGTCTCGACTAAGGCGAAGATCATTTTCTTCTGCTCTTTTGAAAACTGGATACCTGCCTTCGATAACGCGCTGAGATTTGCGACCGGATCATTTAACGCCTTGCCAAGTTGGACGGTTGCCGATTGTAAGTCGGTGCCCATCCTCGCGGCCAAGTCTTGCACCGCAATCATCGTCGGTTTGAACGCGCCCTCGCGAATGTTAGTGAACGACAACAGCACCGAACTCGCCGCGATGGTTGCCTCGTCTCCAAACATCGTGACGCCCTGCCGTTGGGCAGCGAACTTCTTAATCTCGTCGGCGGTCAGTCCGGCGGCGTGTCCGGTGGATTTCAAAGCGGCGGTGAGCTGCGCCTCGGCTTGTTCTTGTGCCGCGTAAGCGTCGAGAGACTTCTTCATTATCGCCGTGACCGCACCGAGCGCGGCACCGGCTAGGGAGAGTCCGACCTTGAGAGCCTTTGCAGCTTTTTGCGCCGCTGTTGTTTTCTTCGCGACTCGCCCCATCCCCTTCTCGAAGCCGGCCGTATTCGCGGTCACGTTCGTTGCGAGAGTCCATCCGGTTGACATTTATCGCCTCCCGTTTTTCCGCTGCCGGCCGGCGGCAACCCACTGCTTCGCGACGTCATCGATTCCCTGGTCGCTGCCTGGGAGCTGGATATCTTTTATCTCGCGGAAGAATTCTGAGAGCTTCATCAACTCATCGATGTCGCAGTCTTTGTAACCGCAGTGCGCGCGGCACGCGTTGAAAAGCCGATGAGCCATTCGACCATTAAGGCCGCCGAGCATCTCGATCTTTTCGTCAGTGTCGAACATCCGCTCGCCAGTTCCATCGACGATACACCACGACAGCAATAGACGCCGCGCGTTCATCAACGCATCGACGCTAAGACCATCGGCCGTCGCAATCGACGCCTCGGCGAATGTCATCTCGGCTTCGGTGAGGTCGCGGATTCGAACCCACTTCCAGCCGCCGAGCCAGACCCACCGATAGTGACGACGAAAGAGCCGCGTCACTTGTTGCCAACTTTCGAGCCTCATGGCACTTCCACTTCATCGAGTTCGTCGGCGTCAGGCTCGCCGTCGTCGTCGTCGTCGGTTTCGATATGCAACGCCGCCGAATCAACGAGCACCTGCGGCAAGCCGGCGCAGCGTGTTATCTCGACGTCTGGATAATCGGCGGCGAGGATTGTCAGCACCTCCGCGCTAATCGCGTCATAAACTGGCTGCAACAACGGAACGCGAAACACGAGCACGCCGTGCTTCAAGTTAACTTCTCCGAAGTCACGAAACGCGCGGCCGCAGTCTGGGCAGATGCAGAACTCGCGACAATAGGACGCTTCGCACGGTTCGCCGCTTTCCGCCTCGACGTCGCAGATGGTCAGCTCGTGCGGTGAGGCCGAGATGGGTTCGCCGTTGAGCATCTCCGGCCGGCCGGATTTGTCGCGCACGATCAGCCACATTTTTTTAAGTTCTAGCTTCATCGATTAAGACCCGTTGGTGTGAGTGCTGCCTTGCCCCCAAGTGAAGTTCACGGTCAGCGTGGTGATCTCGTTATTGACACGGGCACCGATGGCAACGTTAGTGATAAAGGCTGTCGCGCTCGCCTCTTTGCTCGCGGTCGTTTCGCCGGTCAAGACAGGATCAGTTACGGTAATCGTCTCAATGGTCGGGCTGCCGTCATCGATTGCGGCTCGCAGTGTCCTGACGTCGCTCATCTTGGCGAGTCCCTCGACCGTTACTTCGTCGTGATCCATTACATCGCCTGGGATGTAGGATTCGATGGCGTCGGTGAGATCGGTTTGAGAAACGCGCGGGATGGTGTTACTCGAGCCGCCGATGGATGTGGCCGCGATTGTGATTCCGGTCGTTCCGAGCGTCAGCGTCGAGCCGCCGCCTGTAAAGGGGATGTTTGCTGTTGCCATGATTTGCCTCCTTGTGGCTTAGGTTGGCGTCGCGGTTGTTGCTTCCTGATAAATAACGTCTGCGGTAATCGGCGAGATGTATCTCGTCTTGAGCGACTCGCCAATCTTCGATTGCTCGAAGGTGTTGCTGTTTATTCTCGTTTGAATCCAGAATACCCACACGCTCGAAAGCTCCCCACGGAACGCGTTCAGCTCTGCGCGAATCGCCAACCGTAGCGAGTTGGCGGCGGCCCGCGTTGAGGCGAAGCAATCAATCAGAATCGTCTCGGTGATGATTCCCGCCGCGCCGGTGTTGTGGGTCGGGTCGTCCGCGCCCATGCTCTCGATTGTGCACGCCGGCATCTGTACCGGCTGGCGTTTGCTTTTCGTTCGGCTGTCTGGATCATATTGTGGCAGCAAGTCGGGAAACATCCGAAACGCGCCGCCGGTCGCTTGAATCAGATTAGTGACGCCGCTCTTGCTGGCGAGGTGCGTTCGAATTATTGCGGTGGCGTCGGCCATCGTTCAGGGCTTCTTGCTTGCTGCTATTTTTTTGGCCGCGTTCTTCGCATCGCGTTTTATCTTTTTCACAATTCCGGCGTTTCCCAGTGCGGGGATTCTCGGCTTCACGTCGTCGCGAGATGGCTTCACCCACTCATAGGCGCGGGTGCGGCCGCCGTTCGCGGTGACGTGGCCGCGTTCAAGCCACGCGCCACGCGCTGCCCACATCTTGCCCCACAAGCCGACGCGGTGCCCGATGTCGTTGTGCTTAATCTTCGCCTTCTTTGTTAGCTTTTTGGTTTTAATAGCCTTAAACGCGGGGATAGGCCACTTCGCATAACGTCGGCTCATCTTGTCGCCGCGCCTGATGCGGCCCTTCATTTGTCTCTGTAGTTCCTTCGCGACCGAAGCCGTGAACGCGAGCGCGTATTTTTTCTCCACGTTCTCGGCGATGACGTGCACCTGATGGGATGCTTCTTGCCATCCAACTGTGTTGAAGTTCAGGCCGGCTTCTTTTTTTGCCATTTTTTTCCGGACACTTTTATGGGCCGTTTTTCATATCGCGTTAGTTCCATCGACGGTTCTAGTTCCATCGCCAAACGAGTCGCCGCCTACTTGCGAAGTTGCCAAACGGTTCTAGTTCCATCGTTACAGTTCCAGTTCCTTACACTCGACAACGAGCGGGTCACGCGATGATTCCGGCTCGAGTACCGCGACAACCGAAAGCACGCGGTCGCCTTTGGTGAATCGGTTCATCGCTGAAACGGTCACGGCCGAATCGAGTTCCAGTGTGTGCGTGACGATGGCCTCGGTTTGGTCACCGCGCGTTGTCTCGGTTGCAGACTTCGGCGTACTGCGAACCCACACCGTCTTAATCGGCGTCCAGTCTTCGATGGGTTGGCCGTTCGCGTCGAGCGTTGCGTTGTCAAACTCAATCGACCATCGCTCGTTGCGGCGGCGTCCGGTGTTGGTTGCTATCGGCATCGGATCAGTCGTAGTGGCCTGGGCGGAACTTGTGATAGATTCGCAGGTAGTCGGGCAAGCGGCCGATTCCCTTGTTATGTTGAGAAACTTCATCGAGGCCGTGGTAGATGGAATCTACGTGCCGCTTCATCGCGAACGTGAGCGACGCCGGAAGATCGGTTGCGGCTGTGCCGTAGCCGGCGAGGTAAGTGATGGTGACGGCGTTTGCGCGGCCGGCCTGGGTCGTCGGCCACGAGATCGATGGAAGTAGACGGATGCGGCCAACCTCCCGCGTGGTATCGACGTCGTAGTCGGAACTCGAAAAAGTTTGAGTGCTTCCGTTTCCATCGATGTAACTAACGCTCGACACGCTCGAAAGCGGCGGCCGCGGTAGTTCGATGGTATCGCTCGCGGGGAAGTCGTCGAGCGTCATCGCCCACGTCTGCCGCAATAGACTGCGTTCGGATTCGAACTCGCACGAATCGCGCACCGCTTTGATAAGTTCAGAGATGTCACGGAGGTCGGCGTCGCCGTCGATACGGGCGAAGTCTCGCACCTGTTCAAACGTCAGCGGCTCGACGGTCGGGGCGACCGTTCGAGTAAGGCCGTGTTGCGTTAACATAGCTCACCTTGGCTAAGGCTATGCCGCCACCGAATCGCTTCGCGCCGAGTCGCTACTCGGTGGCCGGCGTGTCGGTATCTTTTCGTTTTCGCTTTCGCGCCGTTTTCGTTTTCGCTTTTGCCTCGCCTGGATAGTCGGCGCGGCCGGAACGCACGAGCGCGTTCGCGACGCCATAGGGCAGCGAGACGCTCGCGCCTGCTGCCCAATGACGCCACGCGTGACGGAGGATCACTTCAGACATCCATCTATGCTCCAGTTTTCAATGCGACGATTGCCTTTGCAGCCGAGCCGCTCGAGGCTTCGTGCACGTTGATGTCTATGCGTTGGGTGACGCGAACCGTGGTCACGTCCTCGTCGAAAGCGTACTGGTCGCTCGTCGCGACTTCGATCTGCTGGCGGTCGCCGAGCATCACGCCGTTGACGAAGTTTCCGAAGTACGCGCTCTTGGTTGCCACGGCTGTACTTGTCGGCATCTGGCTCGAGAAGTTGACGGGGTAGCCGAGAACCTGCCGAGCGATTCCGGTCGTCGCTTCTGCGGCAGTCGATCCGCCTTGGGCGAGGAGGAGCTTTTCCATGACGGAGTGGAAGAACGCGCGGCTGCAAATCCAGCTTGCGCCCTCGTGGTGCTCGTCGGGTAGCAACGCTACGACGTCTTCGATGTCTCCAACGGTGATCGCGGCCCAAGTGTTGCCGGTTCCCTGCGTGACGATGCCCGCAGATTCGACCGCCGTGTTGAGGCCCGTCTCGCTTCCGTAGGTTGCCGAGCCGTCGCCGTTAATCAGTTCGTTGTCGTTCTGTAAAGCGATCTGATAACCGGCGCGACGGGCTACTCTATCCACGATGCCGACGATGGAATCAGCGACGAGTTCGCTGCTCACCTTCGTTAGCGTCGCACGCTTGACAACCGACAAGGCAACCTGTGCAAACACGAGGTCACTCGCCGTGATTGCCGTCGCTTCGCCAGGATAGTAAACCGTCTGGCCGCTGGAAATCTTCGCCTCGTTCAGAGTGTCGGCGA